TCAGGTCCCCTATCTGCTCTTGAGAAATGTTTAGTTTACTCATTTTTGGATTTTTCTTGCGTAAGCATCAAAAAGTTCTCTACAAATGTTTTGCATTGCATATGCTTCACTCTCATGTCCAATTCCCCCGCCAATCTTTTCTTTTGTTTCTTGCCATACGTGGGTAGCTTCATGAACAAGAAGTGCAGCTACATGGGTCGGCGCCATCTCACTCGCGCGCTTCATATTTATACACACGATGCAAATCAACTGGCTACCAACTCTCCACGTATGAGTACAGGCATCCCAATGGTCAGGCAACCAAACTTCAGGCGGGAAGACGTCGAATTCTTTCGCCAATTTTTTTATCTCAGCCTCAGACGTGACCAAAGCTAAATTTGGCCCAACCAATAACGTCCTATTTAACCAAAGTTTGTTCATTCGATTGTCCTGAAATTTACATACACCGGCCTTATCGACCGCCTACCTTCCAATCTCTTCAGCACCCCAAGTGCCACTAATCTATCAACAATCTCTTTCGTATTCCCTAATCCCGACTTCCCCCTTACGTAAGCAATATCTCGAAGCGTGGGACTAAACCCATACTTCTTCCACCACTCATCAACAATAATAAACACTTCTCTTTGCGCCGGGCTCACAACTCTCTCCAAACACTCTTCAAACGTCGTCCTAGCTCTCGGCGACATCTTCTTGTTAATGGCAAGTCTTGCCAATGAAACTTTTTCCAAAATATACCCCCTACCCTTTTTTACCAGAATCACCAAGGGGGCCTTTTCCTAAAAGCTCATTTTCAAGCTCATCGGCAGAATCGATAGGGGGTGGATTCGATTTCTTTTTTTGATGGGATTGTTTGTCTACATTATTATGCATGGCAGCGACGGGACTCCTAACGCCAAAAGGGGGTATAGGGGTCGCGCTTGCGTCCTGCGCCGAATCGATCAAGGGGTGGGTCTCCTTAGAACTATCGTTCTCACAATCAGACGCTCCAAAATCGCTACTTGATGCGCTCACTGTATCTTGATCCACTAGTAGCGAATCTGAATCAATGGTTTCATTGGCAAGAGTTGCCATTGAGCCATCGAGTTCAAGCGCTAAGCTGTCGCCGTCTTTGGTCTCAACATCAACGGCATCAGCATTGAGCACCTCTTTTAATCTAGCCATGAGCACAGCCTTGGCATCGTCACTTGATTTGATCGTCCTAATCTCTTTGCGCTCAGTGAATGCCGCCACTTCGGTAACAGTACCCAAAACCTTTGCCGCCTGTACTTTTACAGCGTGCTTTGTGTCTTCATCGATCAAGGTTTGCACAAGGGTTTGAATGACTAGAGCCCGCAAGTGCGCGGGAGTTTGATATGCGCTTGCCTCCATTGCGAGCTTGTAAGCCTCAATTTCAGCTTGGATTCTTGTATCACGCTTGAGCTTCGATGCGTTATCTCCTACAGTCTTCGGCTTTCCTTTACTCTTATATGCTTTGCGGTAACTCTCTGCGCCAGTTTCACCACTGGCAACTAAACGTGCGAATGTTTTCTGTTTATGGGTTAACTCTCCCTTTATCCCCAATACGCTATCTATTGGGACTGTATCTAGTGCCTGTATTAACTCTTTGCGTGTTGGTCGTTTCATTACTGTTTCGCTTCGCTTTATTTGCCGCCGATTAGGTCTCAATTGCGGGCGCTTACCCGCTCCAATGCGCTAAGGATACCAGAACAAACCCGGAAAATCACGCACTTAGACACAAACCAACATAAAAAACCCTAGCATTATGACAATTCAATATCAACTATTTACAATTAGTTGCACATAAGTGTATCAACCCATGCTAGTATCACCCTCACGCAATTAAACAAGGAGCACACAGCATGACACCACACCGCAGACAACAACTAGAGAGCATATATCGCCGCATGCGAACTAATCCCGCCTTATGGGGCAACCTAGGACAAGCAAAAGAAGATCAAGCAGACCGCATATTGTCAGCAGTCCGCAACCGCTTGCGCCCTATCTGGAAAGAAGAACAACGCCAACGCTTTGATGCTCTATTTAAATGCCGGTACGAAATCGACACCGCCATTAATTACAGCTAACCGCCAGCCCTCCGGGGCTTTCCCCGCCAACCATGAAAGACCACACAATGAAAGACCTCAACCTGAACCTGATCGCCCTTATTTGCTCTCTAGCAATCTACCCGCTGACCGCTCTAGGCTTTTTTATCGGAGACTTCACCACCGTGGAATCGATCACCCTTGCAGTGTTTGCCACCACTGCCTCAATTTTCTTTTTTGACTGCCTTAAGGACACAAACCAATGACACCCGAACAACTATACAAAGCCCTTGACAAATCAGGCATTGATTACGAAGTGATCGAGATTTTCGACAACTCCCGACTAATCCGAGTCGAAGTAGACGAAGACGAAGAACCCGAACTAATCCCAGACGAAGAGACAGAAGCCGCCCATTATTTAAATGCCACTCAAGCCGCATATAAAGCAGGGTGTAAAACTGTTTTCGCTAACGCTCAAGCGCTAATCCGCGCAATCCGCGAAGGTGACCCCGAAGAAATCGCCGACCAGCTCGCCAGATTCGAATCCAAAGCCCGACACATTTAAGGACTCGACCATGTTAGAAGACACACACCGACAAGTCATCATTGATGGCAAAGACTACGACTTAATCTTGCGCACCAATGACGAACAAACCGAATTTGTAGCCGTTGACATTTTCGACCATTCAGCGCAAACCATCATTCAAACCGTGAAAATTTAAACAAGGAGCAAACATCATGACAACCAGAAAACTCACTTACTACACCGACCCCGGCCACGGTTGGCTAAAAGTTAACCGCTCAGACCTTGACACGCTGGACATAGCGCACCAGATCACGCCTTACAGCTACGAACGTGGAGACTATGTATATCTTGAGGAAGATATAGACGCTCAGCGCTACATAGACGCCGCCCACGCCAAAGGTTGGATTGTCACCACACGCACCAACAACGAAGCCCGCAATTATTCAATCATTCGCACCTATGAGCACTACTCGCCACGAGTAACACCCGCCGCCCTAATCAATGCCGCCCAACGCTTGGGACGCTTACATATTGTCCACGTCACCCACTAAACAGGAGCAAACCATCATGGAACTATTCAACTTCGAAGACTTAGCCGCAATCGTTGACGATTTGGCGGACGTGAAAGCCCAATTATCCGAACTTAAAGCCACGGAGGAAAACTTGCGCGCCGCGCTTATAGCCTCAGAGGTTAGCGCCGCAAACGGTACTTTACACCGCGCCACCATCACCAGCACAACGCGCACCCTGACCGACTGGCAAGCAATCGCGCACGCATTAGGGGCAACTGATGAACTGATCGCCGCCCACACCACACAAACCGCCCCGACTTTTACAGTTCGCCTCACAGCGAGAAAGGCTTAAAAAATGCTCACGATCAAAATAAACGACACAGGAGCGGCTTTCACGGATAACCCAAACATTGAAGCCGCCCGCATATTGCGAGAAATTGCAGACCGCTTAGAGGCTTGGCAAGTCCCCGAAGTGATGCGAGACATTAACGGGAATATTTGCACGACCATTGAACTAGACCCAATGAGCGCCAACACTGGAGAATGAAAAAATGACGACTTACAACGTAGAAATTTGCCGCATAGAGCACACCGTTTACACCGTACAGGTGCAAGCCCCCAACGAAGAAACCGCCGAAACCCTAGCCATGGAGATTTTTTCGGACGAAATCCCCGAAGGTGGCGAGATCGTCCACGGAGAAGAATTCGCGCAAGCAGTTTATAAGGCAGTACCCAATGAAACAAATTGAGATTTTTGTTGTTTATCGCAGGGTTTACGGGATGCCCGTAATTTATCCCGCATGCCCAAACGCAAAACTACTTGCCCAACTTGCAGGCACAAAAACATTCAGCCCCCGCATGATTCCAATTATCACGCGCTTGGGTTATGACGTGACAGAGCGCCAAGACGAAACCAACACCGAGGAGATGACCCGATGAAGTACCATTTTATTAAAGCCAGCACCAACCGAAAGACCGGAGCAATCCCGACCACTTACAGCCAGCGCGAGACGTGCCCGCCATCGTGCGCACACTACCGCGCCGACTGTTACGCGGAAGACTTTTACACCCGTTTAAACTGGGAAAAAGTGGGCGCGCGCGGTATCGACTTGCCCGACCTATGCGAACAAATCGCCGCTTTACCTGATGGTCAATTGTGGCGGCACAATGTAGCTGGAGATTTAGCCGGAATCGGTGAAACCGTGGACGCCTATGCACTTGGACAACTAGTCAAAGCAAACCAAGGCAAGCGCGGATTTACTTACACGCACAAACACAGCCCCGATGCGATTAAATGGAGCAAACACGCCACCGCTTGGGGCTTTACTGTTAACTTATCCGCCGACAGCCTCAGCCACGCCGACCAATTAGCCACCCATGGTTTACCAGTCGCCGCAATTGTCCCAAGTGATACACCAAACCACACCACCACACCAGAAGGTCGCCCCGTGCTAATTTGCCCTGCACAAACCCGCCAATATATGACGTGCGCTGTATGCGAGTTATGCCAAAAGGCAGACCGCCGCGCGATCATAGGTTTCCGCGCCCATGGGACGCGCGCCAAACAAACGGACGCAATAGCGCGCCGAATATTCACAATCAAGCCAATTTAAAACACCAATTAAAACCCGCCCCGCGCGGGTTTTTGTGGGTGCTTTACCCAACAACAGGAGAAAACAAACATGATTGACCACAACAGCACACCCGCCGAGATAGTCCACTACTATGACACCCACCTAAATATGACATTGCGCGAATTGTCAAACATGACAGGCAAAAGCATTGCAACCCTTAAAAAAATGATAATGGCACCAGATAGGGGCAACAAATG